GACCGCTTGCTATCAACTGAACGCTGTAATCCTTTGGCTTCATCCACTACTTTTTTTAATTCCAAAATTTCTTTTTTCATTGATAAGACACTTGAACGAGTATTAACAGTAGATTTTATCGCCGATTCAGTTGGCTTTTCTAATCCATATTTTTTAGGGTCTTTTCTAATAAGAAGAGAAATTTTATCAATATGTGTCTCCAATTCCAATTCAGCGTTTTCTATGAAATAAGAAGTTTCAGCAATGAAGCTATTTACTTCATCACAAAAAGAAGGAAACGAGGCGGATTCATCCTGCAAAGTATTTATATCTATTGCCAGCTTTCTTCTGAATGATTCCAACTTATTTTTTATTTCATTTATTTTTTTATCATTAATCATAACTTTTTAAAAGAAAAAAGAAGGGCTTGCAACACACAGAACCGATAAACTTGCTTGAAATGTCTTTCCATAGTTGCCAAGCCCTGCTGTTTTTCTCTCCTCTCCTAATTTGATTTGTTAATTATTTCTTTTTCTTTTTTGTTTTCTTTTTAACGGACTCTTTGGCGGGTTTCTTTTTAGGTTTCGTTTTTCTTTTTGTTTTTGGTTTCGGTTCTGGCTCTTCTTCATCCTCATCTTCATCCTCATCGTCTTCTAATTCATTTTCATCTTCTTCATCGCCTTCTTCTTCTAATTCTTCTTCTTCATCATCATCATCTTCTTCATCGTCATCGTCTTCTAATTCATCTTCATCTTCTAACTCTTCATCCTCATCATCTTCATCTTCTAATTCTTCTTCCTCATCGTCATCACCGTTTTCGTCTTCTTCATCTTCATCATCTAATTCTTCTTCTTCATCCTCATTGTCTAACTCTTCTTCATCTTCTTCATCTTCATCGTCTTCTAATTCATCCTCATCATCATTATTATCTTTGCTTTCAAAATCTTCTTCAATTTCCTCTTCAACTTCTTCAGTCTCAACATCAATATCCATCATTTCTTTAATTTGTTCATAAGAAGCAGTTACAAGCAAACTTTCAAAATCTTCTGGCGCATTATCATAAACAGAGTTTTTAATTTCTAAAGTTCTATCCTGAATTTTTACCCCTTTATATCGGGTATTGTTTTGCACAGTACCAATACGTTCAAAAGAAATTTCCTTTTTTTCGTCAGGGTCTGAAATGTCAATAGTTTCTTTCGTTCTTCTATCCTTGCTTAACTTCATTATTTCATCGTTTATCGTAGAAGGAGCATCATATATTTGCAACCCCTTCTTAACAGTTTCACTGTCCTTTGTATCCACAATAAAAAATAAAAACCTCAAAGTTGGGCGTAAATGCTTTATCGTGTCGTAATCAACACCAGCTTCTTTCAATTTATCTCGTTTTTCGCAAATAGGACATCTCTCTCTTTTTACACCCTTTTCAATGCTCATCAGTAAAGGACATAAAGCAGCGTCTTTATTACTATTAATGTCATAATGCACATAAATAGATTCACCAAAGTAAATGTCTGTCCTTTTCGGCGGGATTATAGCAATGAAATTATCGCCTTCTGGAGATTTATATTCTTGCATTATACCTGCTTTCTTCAAGGCATCCCTATCTATATACCAAGCTCTATTTCTAAACCTCCCACCCTTTTCGGCTTTGGTATATTCTTTTTCAATTGCTGCCGCCCGCGTACTTTTTTTCTTAACAACTGTCTTTTTTTTCTTTTTCTTTCTTACCATCGTAAAGCTCCTTTCTTTATTGTTAAAAATTTCATCTGTTTTCTTTTTTTCAGTATCATAATTCTTTACTTTTTTAATGAACACCTTACATAATAATATACAAAATAAAATCCTAAAATGAGAAAATTAAATTTTTATTTCTTCCATATCAAATAAATTCTTACCCTTATACCATTTCATTTTCATAGGTACTATCTCCCAATAAAATCGTTTTTTAGTTAATCTTTTATTACTAATACCCATTACCTTTTCAAGTTCGGAATCTTTCACATCAAGCACCAACTCATCGTGTACCTGTATAATTGCTTTTGATTTCATTTTTTCTTTTTTCAAATCCTTTATTACATTATTTATTCCGTTCTGTAATAAATGATAACTGGTGGCTTGAATGGGTGTGTTTATTATTTGATTTATTGATAACGGCGCCCGTCTTCTAAATCCAAAAAACGTTTTAACATACAAATTCCTTTTGTAAAAAGCTATCTGTTCATTCTGCCAATTTTTGATTCCTTTATGTTCTTGCCAAAGTTCTTTTTCTAAATTCTGCAAATGATAAGGGTCCACTTTTGAAAACGCTGGATATTTAGCTCTATTTTCCCAATACGAACCGTAAAACATAGCAAACACCCAACCATTTTTTGCATCATATCTTTGCTGTTTTGTAACCTGTCTTATTGGTATTCTGAATATTCTTGACGCCCATTCCCTATGAAAATCATATCCTTCTAACAAATATTCAATAAGTTTTTTATCTTTTGAATACATAGCTATTACACAAACCTCTGAACCTGAATAATCGCATTTTAAAAGGCAGTCATATCTCGGAACAATCAATTGTTTTATTTTTTTTGCTTCCTGCTCCCTTTCAGGTATGTTCTGAAAATTAGGTCTTGCGGAACTGCTTCTATAAGTTTCAACAGTGTGATTCATAAACGATGGGTGTATCCTGTTTCTACTGTCCAATTTCTCAAACCAATTTTTCAAATAAGTCCCTTCAAGTTTTTCAAGTTTTCTAATAGCAAGTATTCTGTTCGTCAATTTTTTCAAATTTTCATCTTTCGTCTTTCTCAACATTTTTTTCAAACATTCCGCATCGACAGAATAATTACCTGCACTTGATTTTTCTTTTATCGGTTTCATCCCATATAAATCATAATATAAAAATGACAAATCAGGATTTGAATTATAATTAAAATTTTTCTTATATTTTTTTGTAAATAATTTTACAGGCTTGCTTTTTGCTATCTTTCTTTGATACATCTCAATATTGCTTTGCAACTTTTCTGAAATTTCTTTTAATCTCTCAACATCAATTTGCACGCCTTCTTTTTCCATTCTTGCAAAAGCTCTTGTGGTTTCCGTAAGAAATAAAGAAGCTCTTTTAAAATCATTTTCATATTCCTGTTTTTTAATTTCCTTTTCCTGTTCCTTTCGCAACCACAAAGTATTGCGAACATCTATACAATTATATTTCCCAATATCTTTTATATCTTCTTCTATTAAATTTCCTTGTTCAACTTCACTCTTCCATTGTGAAGAACCTGTCCTAACATAAATCTGAAATGCCAAAGAAGTCGTTCCCTTTCTTTCATCAATTATATGACTGTTCACCATTGTATCATAAACTTTTCCTCTTATGAAAACATTGAAGACCCTTTTTGAACATAAATCCTCATACTTTAAATTATGTATTGTCTTTTCTATTTTCTCATCAATTAACAATTTTTTCATTTCTTCATATAAAATCTTTTTCTGGTTTTCTGTCCATTTAGCTTGTGGGTGTTCTAAAGCAATACTATATGCCTTTTCTGTTTTACTACCAATACCGAACATTAATATTTTGAAATCTTCTGTGTGTGTATTTACCCCTGTCGTCTCATAATCAAAACAAAAGTGTTTTTTCTTTTGAAAAGCTTTTAAAATTTTAACAGCTCTTTTAAAATCTTTATATATAATAACATTTCCTTCATCCTCGTTTATACCTATCTTTTTAAAAGGTTTTTTTAAATACATCAAACCTTCTCTTATATCCCTTTCAAACAATTTTGTGTGTTCAGGTCTCCTCAATATGAAAGCCGAATGAAAAAGACAACACACCCAACAATTGTATTTCAAAGATGGAACTATCCTGCCTCTCATTTTTCCAGCGGTTATTTCAAATTCTGCATCATCCAATATACCTTTTATAGCTTTTTCTCCAACAGCAAATATTAGTTTAGGTTTTATTTTTCTAATATTATGAACCAATCTCGGCTTGCAATATTTAACTCTTTTCTGATTTGGGTAAATATTGTCTGGTGGTCGGCAAGCAATTGTGTTATCCAATTTAGCATCTCTGTAAATGTTAATCCCATTTTTCCTGAAAGCTCTAAAAAGAACTTCCCCAGATTCACCAACAAATTGTTTTCCCTTTTCATCTTCAACTTTACCTGGTGCTTCACCTACAATGAGAATACCTTTTAATCCTTCACCGCTCGGCTTCATTTTAGGCGAATTGCAATTTTTGTATAGTCCACAAGATTTGCAATTGGCAGGTTGTTCAAGTTTATATCGTTCTTCTTCTGACAAAGTAAATAACTGTGGTTTGATTAAACGTCTTTTCGGCGGGTTTCTCTTTCCTATCTTCTGTGGTTCTTCTTTCAAACCAAACTCGGCTGGGTCAAAAAATGCGGATTGCTTTTTCATAAAATAGTAGCTTGAACTTTTTTGAATTTAACAGCTTTTATTCTTGCTTCTGCTATATCACAATATTCCTGATTTATTTCTATACCAATATATTTTCTATTTAATATTTTACACGCGACAGCTGTCGTACCTGAACCGATAAAAGGGTCAAGAACGATGTCGCCTGTTCGTGTGGTCAACGTAATTAAATATTTGAACAATTTTACAGGCTTCACCGTTTCGTGTATATTCTTCTTTCCTTTTCCTAGTCCTTTGTTCCTTTCAGATTTACTCGCTTTCGGTATTATCATAAAAGGGAACGTTTCCCTTGCACATTTATTCCACTCATCCAAAGAAAAGTATCGGGAAAATGAACCTGAATCCTTTAGGGGTAATTTTATATTTCTTTCTACTTTATAAAATGATTTTCCTCCATCTGTTTTTATATGCCTACCACCCGATTGATAATTTTTCCCGTTATCCAACACACCATCAGACACAAGCAAGTTTGCAGGAAACCTGCCGTAAGGTTTTATTGTTTGCGCTTTCTTTCCTTTTCTTGAATCAACACCCAAAAATTTTTTCTCATCTGGTTCTAAATTATACGGTTGTTTATAATTAATACCGTTTTTCCATCCAACTCTTTTAGGTATATACTCTTCTTTATCATAATTAGACAAAGGAATTCGACAATCGTCCAACCAAGTAATTCCCTTACCATTCTTCAATGCCTGGTCAACATAACTCTTTTCACTTAATGGTTTCATACATACTAATATGACTTCAAGAGCTGGTTTCATTTGCATTCCAGCGTAACTTCCGTCAAGAACTTTCGCTTGGTCGGTGGCGGGTTTAGTCTCCCATACTGCTTTATTTCTTTTTTCTTCTGTATCTAATAAATTATAACTTGTAGAATTTTTTTGAATATTAGGCATTCTTGCACTTCTTTTTTTTCCGTCAGCATCTATTTTTTCACCTATAATTTCCCTTTCAGCTTCTTTCCGTTCAATTAATTCATCAAAACGATTATCAAGATTTAATATTTCTTTTAATTGTAAATAATAATATTTAGATGGTAACTGTATTCCTGATAATCTGCCTTCCCACCAACTATATGCTGTATTTGTACCAAGCATTTTATCAATTGCAGACATAGATAAATCTTTTTCTATTCTCTTTTTCTTTAAATAATTAGCAAAAGGTTTATAAGTATTTTGAGTTCTATTATTCCGTTTATCCACTATTTTACTTATTGAACTCGCTTTCGGGAATCCTGATGCGTAAACGTGATACAAACTTGAAAACCCCATCTCAAATCCCGCATCTTCAAGATTAACTATCATTCGAGAAAGCACATCTTGGCGTGGTGCAGACATCACAAGACACCAAGCTCCTGGTTTCAACACTCGCAAACATTCTTTCCATATATCAATTGACGGAACTGCTCTGTCCCAATCTTTCCCCATAAACTTATAACCATACAGCTATGGAGGGTCGGTAATAACAGCATCTATACAATTGTCTGGCAACTTTTTCATTTCTTCCAGACAATCACTGTTTATTACGCGACCCAAATATTCCTTTAAATTTGATTGTTTATTTTTAGATTGTTTTTTCTTCATAATCATAAACACCTTTTACTATAATATACAAAATAAAATTCTAAAATGAGAAAAATTTTTGAAATTGTTTAAAAATCGCTTATATAACGTAATAAAAAATTTAAAAACTTTCAAACGTAGAACTATACCTTTTTAATTTTTACCCAAAAACTCATTGTCAGTGGCTTGATTCTGACCAAATAAGCGATTTTAAAATTATATTACAAGTCATATTTTAAAAAATTTAACAGAAGAAAAATAAAAAACACAAAAAATTATAATACATAAACAGAGAAAATTTTAAATAGAATTATTGTTTTTATTAAACATAGATATTAAAATATTAATAAAATATCAGTGAATAATACAGCAAACCCTTTGTGGCATTGAAAAATCGTTGTTTTTTGCTCTGTCCATAGCAGATTAATATATATATATATAGATTATATATATTAATCTATCTGCTGGCGTGGTAAAAAATATAATATAATTTGTTGTGTTATAACAAGATAAATTAAAAATAAAAAAAATAAAAAGGAAATGGTTAATATTTTATTAATATTTTAGTGTTTTTCACTGTAGAATTATAAAAATTTTTTTATTTTTTCATATAAAATTCATTAAATTTTAGTGTTTTTATACTTAATATATATTATTAATATTTTAATAAGATTTTATAAATATATAAATAATTAATTATTGATTTAGAAATATTTTAAATTAATTTTTACATTTTAAGTTTTATTTTTGTATATTATTATATAAGGTATAATTATGAAAGGAAACAAAAAATGAAAAAATATCTGCAAATAGAAATAACAGACAGCTTGCTGAACGCTTTGATTGATTCAAAAAAATGCAAGGAAAAAGTATCTATTTCCTTTTGCGTGGATAATGAAGAAAGCAAATCAAAGCAGGCAAAACCATTCTTTAAATTTTCCGAAAATGAATTACTCCTGATTAAAAAATGGAATACAGAAGTAAAATCTTATCAGAAAACGAACCCACACGATAAAAGAAACCAAGAAACTACCATGAAAGAATTTTCAAAAGAGATAGAAACGGTAATAAAGCCTCTTATGAAAAGAATGAAAGTTGAAGAAGTGATAAAGCAAATAGATTTTTATTTTCTTGCTTGTAAAAAATGTCAACATTTGAAAGATGGAAGAAATTTTGGATTTAAAAATCTATTAGGGTTCTTGAGAAAACTAAATAAAAATTATGTGAAAGGAGAAAAAGGATGGTGGGACAATAGCTACACTGAACCGTTTGATGATAAATATAAAAAAACTACAAGATTGATAGCTAATGAATTTGCTATTATATATCTGAATAGAGATAGATATAATCTAATAAATCCATCAAGAGACTATGAAACGTTTATGTCAACCGCAAAGAAGATAAAATACTTTATGAAAAGGAATCCTGGTTTGCCTTTTGATAGGCAGGAAATAATAGAATACTTTTTAAAAGCTGTAAAAAGATATACTGATAATTCCGAAATAGATACGGTATATCCAAAAATATTATTGAATAATAATGTATGGAACATTATTTTTCCTCAATACCTCAAAGAAATTTACCCCTCAATTGAAATTAAATAATTATGAAAAAAATTGACGAATTTGTTAATAAGATTATTTATGGTAACTGCATTGAAGTAATGCATGAATTTCCTGATAATAGTATTGATTTGACTTTAACATCACCGCCTTATGATGATTTAAGAGAATATGGTGGACATAAATTTGATTTTGTTATATTCAAAAAGATAGCAAGAGAATTATATAGAATAACAAAAAAAGGTGGTATAGTTGTCTGGGTAGTTGGAGACGCCACTATCAAAGGAAGTGAAACGGGAACAAGCTTTAAACAAGCATTATATTTTAAAGCGGTCGGTTTTAATTTACACGATACTATGATATATGAAAGCGAAAAACCCCCTTTATCTCACAACAGATATGAACAGAAATTTGAATATATGTTTGTGTTTTCAAAAGAAAAGCCAAAAACTTTTAATCCTATAAAAATAAAAACAACATACAAAAAAAGTTTGCATAATTATAATTTAGGTTCTTCTGCAAGCATAAAAGAAAAAAAGTATGCTATGAGAAAAAGAAATGAAAAAACTATTATAAAAAAATATAAATTTAAGGGGAATATTTGGAAATATGTTGCTGGTAGTTCTTCAGCAAAAGATAAAATAGCATATCAACATCCAGCTATCTTTCCCGAACAGTTAGCCAAAGACCATATCATATCTTGGAGTAATAAAGGAGATATAGTTCTTGACCCGATGTGTGGTTCTGGAACTACTTATAAGAAGGAAAAAAAGTATGGAAGAAATTTTATTGGTATAGAAATAGAAAAAAGTTATGTTGAAATAGCAAGAAAAAGAATCAAAAAGATTCAAAGTGTTTTAATATAAAAAAAGGCCCCAATGGAAGATAAAATAATTTCCCAACACCTTCAAGACTGTATGCTGAACCGTGCCATAGTTGATACTAATTTTTTATCTTTAATAAGGCACGTTTTAAAACCAGCTTATATGTCTTCATCTTACAGTTCAAATCTATTAAAGGTAATATATAATTATTATGATAATTTTAAGAAATGTCCAGATGAACATTTCCACGATGAGGCATTACATTTTGTAAATAACTTGCCAGAAAGCAAGCGTGAAGATTATGTAAAATATATCAAAAAAATCTTATCAATAAAAAAAGCCAATTCTGATTATTTAATAAGCAGGGTAAATAAGTTTGTTAAAGCAAGAGAATATGAAAAAGCCGCCATTAATTTTGCTGAAGACGTATCCAAAGGTAAATTTGAAAAAGCCGAAAGAACAATTTTGTCTGCTATGAAAACGGGAATAGAAAGAGAGGATATAGGTTCGGATTATTTTAGGGACTTTTCGGATTTAGACAACAGATTTGAAAAAGAAAAACCGTTAGTAACCACCTGTTTTACTGCTTTAGATAAATTGATATTGGGGTTCAAGAGACAGGAGTTTGTGATTATTATGGGAAAATTCAAAGGGAAAAAATCATGGTATCTTTATGAAATAGCAAGACACGGATTAATGAAAGGATTAAACGTATTGATAATTTCCCATGAAAATTCTATAGCTGAAATAAGAAAAAGAATGGATATGATTTCTGGCGCTTTGCTTGATGAAAACACTTGTAAGAATGGTGAAGAAGGAAAGAAAATAAAATTGTTTTATTACGATGAAGAAGAAGAAAGAATAAAAAATGAAAAAGTGTATAGAGAAAGTGTGTTTAATTCCCAAGCTGTAAAAAAAACAAGGAAAACACTCGAAAGATTTGGTGGCAGGTTACTCATAAAAAAGTATCCGCCAAGGGTAGCGAACATGTTTGAAGTAATGCGTTATCTTGACCACATAGAAAAATTTGAAAAGTTCATTCCAGATATTGTAATTAATGATTACATTACTATTATGTCACCGCTTGAAGGAGATGAAAGAAAACCGCTACACGAATCGGAAAGAAATAACGGATTATTACATAAAACAATTGCAGATGACAGAAATTGTTTAGTGATAACAGCTTCACAAATTAATAGAGAAGAAGTAAATAAGCCAGTTCCAACCGTGAAAGGTTTTGCTGGCGCAATAGCGAAAGCAGGGGACTGTGATAAAACAATAGTAATATGCCAGACGGACGAGCAGGAAAAATTATTTCCGATTCAGGAGGGGAAGCTTTTTGTATTGCTTAACAGAACGGGGAGCGGGCAACACCAACATTGTATATTTGGGTCAAATTTGATGATTGGTCAATTTGCATTATATTCAAGATTGGAACGTGGTCGAAAGAGATGAACTACAAAGCTATAAAAAAATCCAAACTTGAAAATTTTTTTAAAAATATTAAATTCAAAACAATTCCTATGAAGCATCAATACATTGGACTATATTTTGCAATTAAAGAAAACTTAAATTCAGTTATGTTCTGGTTGGGCGTGGGAACGGGAAAGACCAAGTTGGCATTGGATTTATGTTTATTATGGAAAGTGAAAAAGATACTTGTCATTTGTCCAAATTCTGTAACTAAAACCTGGATTTATGAAACAAAAAAACATTCTGATTTCAAAGCTATAAGATTGATAGGAACTAAAAATCAAAGAATAGAAAGATTAAATAAAAAAAGAAACATATACATAATTAATTATGAAGGCTTGAAAGTATTATATAGTAAATTAATTAATGAAAGATTTGATTGTATAATTGCGGATGAATGTTTTCCTTATAATCAGAAAGTATTTACAAATAAAGGAGAAATTGAAATAGGAAAAATTGTGGAAGATAAAAAGAAAGTAAAAGTATTAACCTATAATCATAAAACGAAATTTTTAGAATGGAAAAAAATAAGAAAATTCATAAAAAACCCTATTACTAATGAAACAGAATTTGTTAAAATAAATCATGAAAATGGTAATTTTGCTTGCACTTTAAATCATAAAATATATATTAAAGATAAAGGCTATATACAAGCAAAAAGCTTAATTAATTTATTTTCTTGTAAAGGGGAAAGCTATGAAAAGAATATTAATTTGTTGTCAATGCGAAAAAAAGTTTACAATGAAATATTGGCAAAAATATCGTTTAGAAAAAGATCCAGATGCAAAAGTATTTTGTTCCAAAAAATGTTGGGCAATTTGGAGATGCAAACAGCCGGAATATCAAAAAATGTTCAAGGAAGAACGTGTGAAAAAATTGAAACGGGGTATAATCAAATCAAAAAGAGAAAACAAAGAAGTGTGGGCAAAAAAATACAAAGCTTCTTCAGAAAGAATGAAAAAGAACAACCCCATGTACAATTCAGAAACGCGGAAAAAGGTATCAGAAAAAAATCGTGGAAAGCCTTTTTTGATTCGTGGTGGAAACGGCAAAATACCAATACCCCAATTGATTCTTGCTACTGCTTTAAATTGGAAAATGGAAATACCCGTAAAAACAAAACCTGCATCAAAGGGGCTTTTACCTGTCTTACCGCATTTACCAGATTGTTACAAAATAGATATAGGAAACAAAAGAATGAAAATAGGAATAGAAGTAGATGGGCATTCCCACAATTCTGGAAAACAAAAATTTTTAGACAGAAAAAAAGAAATAGTGTTAAATTCTCTCGGCTGGAAAGTTTTAAGATTTACAAACAAAGAAGTATTAGAAGACCTTCCGAAAGTTCTTTCAAAAATAAATACATATATAATTTAGAAATTGAAGATAATCATAATTATTTTATTAACAATATTCTTGTTTCAAATTGTCATTATGTCAAATCCAAGTTCGCCAATAGAACTATAATGACAAACCGCCTTTGCAGACAAACGAAAAAGAAAATATTTTTGACTGGCACGCCAATAGCAACAGATGAAAAGGATTTGTGGGCGGAATATTGGTGTCTTGATAATGGATTTTCACTTGGAAACAATTACTGGCGATTTCTGAACACATACTTTTACAAGAGTTTCTACGATTGGAAGCCAAAAAAAATATGTTCTATCTGTGGTAATTTTTATATAAGTTTAAGAAACCATCTTAAAGAAAAACACCCAAGCATTTCAACTTTGGTATATCATAATAAATATAAAAATGAAAGAACAATACAAGAATTAATATTGAATAGGATTACAAATAAGACTTTGAGATACGAAACTGAAGAATGTCTGGATTTGCCTGAAAAAGTATATTTAAAATATTATGCAAAAATGACAAAGAGACAAAAGAAAGACACATTAAAATTTATATCAGAAAGATATAATGAACTAACAGAAGCAAACGTATTGACAAAAACAATAAGACTATCACAAATAACTGGGGGTTTCCTTATGAGAAAGAAAAATATTAATATAAAAAAGCATAAGCTTAAAGAATTAATTGAAGAAGGGAATAAATATAAAAGTGCGGAGGAATTTGTAAATGCCATATATAATAATCAAATTACATCAGTTTCTAAAGCACCTAATCCTATGAATCAAATGATTAATGTTGCCGCTATGGTTCAAGATGCGGGTTTTTTGGATGCCAAAGACTTTTGGAATAAAATGATAAAAAAGAAAATATACACATATAAAAAGAACCCTAAACTTGATTTATTATTGGAAGTATTGGAATCAATAAAAGGGAAGTGTATTATATTTCATCGCTTCACAAGAGAAGCTGAAATAATTGAACAGGCTTTGGATAGCAAAAAAATAAATTACGCTTCTGTTCGTGGTAGCATTACGGGGAAGGAAAGAGAAAAGGAATTTAATAAATTCAAAAATAATTCAGGTTGTAATATATTAATTTCACATCCTAAATGCGGGGGAGAAGGTATAAATCTTCAACACGCAAATTATGTCATATTTTATTCAAATAATTATGAGGGGGCTACCACAAGAATCCAAGCCGAGAATCGAGTGCATAGGGTAGGGCAAAACAAGAAATGCTTTATAGTCGATTTGGTTATTGAAAATTCCATTGATGAACAGATTTTGGATATTGGACTATCCAAAAAGGAAAAAGCGAAAAAAGTCTTGAATTATATCTCGAAAATGCACTGAACTTTTTGCCTAATTTTGTCAAGTATTTTCTGAAAAAAATTTAAAATAGTTTTTAAAATAAGTTGATTTTTGTTACTTATCTTAAATAAATACAACTAATTATATATATTAATAAAAAATATTAAAAAATATTAAAAAAGACTTGACATTGTCAAATCTGTATATTATATTGTATATAGAAAACAGAAAAATTGAAAGGAGAAAAAAATGGATATACCAAAAATTACAGCAAAAGAGTATAGAGAGGAATACAAATATCATTGCAAAAATATTTCTTCTCCATATCCTTTTATCGTTTGGAAAGTGAAATATATTCATTTGCGGCAAATTCAGAATAGCAAAGATTATTCTGAAGAATCGCTGAAAAGGGAAAAAGAACTCTGTAATGAATTAGGATACTGAAACAGGAGGTTATTATGAAATTATCAGAAGCAAAAATATTATTTAAAAAGCAATACCCCAACGGCTTTATTACAAGTGGTAAAAATATTTCTGGTTGTAAAAAAAGTCGGTGGGCAGTATGCTTTAATGAAAACGACAAAGTATATGAATATACTGGAACGTTAAGAAATGTATTAATAAAAATATTGCCTATGTCCGAGAAGGACAAGGACTTATTATGGAACATAATTGGAAGGTGTGATAACGGATGTCCAATTGAGAAAAATGGGTTAAGCCATAAACATGGATATTGTGTTAATTGTGGTTCAAAAATTATACATTATTGGTAAAAAAAACAAAAAAATAGAAAGGAGATTTAAAATGAAAAGATTAATTAATCCTGACCAGAATAAAATATACCACGTTTGGCATTATTGCGTCAAATGTGGGAAAACTTGGACGCATTCTCAAGGCGATTTTGATAGTCTAAAAAAACACGAGTGTTTTTTAAATTTAAATGTTGGAGAAACATCGCCTTTCTATTTTAAAACAATATCAACTAAAATTGATGTGGTGATTATTAATTAAAGAGAAAACATAAATAAATTATGAAAGCTCCGATTAAATTATTATTAGGTGCAATAAAAGACCTTGAGAAAGCTTATCAGAAAACCGCTAAAGTAAGTAAAAGTAAATCAATTCGTGGATTTGATATAGAAGATTTGAAAACAATAAGCAAACAGATTAAAGATAAAATTAATTCATTAGAGGGTTTTCTTGACCCCGATATTGCTTTGCAAAGGTCAAAGGAACTTACTGAATATTTCAAAGAAAGAAAAAAATCAAAACGTAAACTAAAAAATGCAAGAATTTTTGCTATAGAAAAAGAAAAGAAAAAGACAAAGAAAAGGAAAACAAAATAATGGCAAAGTTAAATTCAAAAAGATTTAAGTTAATAGCAAAACTTATTAAAGACGGTAATATTAAATATGCTATAAGAAGCGACCATAAAATTCTACACAGATATAGTGATGGGAGATATATTTTATATAGAGAAATAAAAAAAGGACACATTGAAAAAGTAATTAATAAATTTAAAGAAATGGGATATTCTGTTGAAAGATATTAAATGAAATTATACAATATGACAGACATTAACACCAAAAAGTTGAAAAAAGTTCTTAATGCTATACTATGTGGCTGTCCGTTTGTAAGCAGGCACATGATTATAAAAGTATCGGGTTCATTGAGAACTACAGGTAAAAGTAAATACCACGCAAAATTGGATAAATATTATCCTTTGCCTTCAAGCACAACACGGCTTTATGAAGCCGACTTTGTGAAAAAAAGGCAACTGATAATGGATTGCGGAGATAAAAAAACTTGGATAAGAAGCAATGGTGCTTATATCATTTGGATATTGCGATTAGGTAATATTAAAATTATTCCAAATGATTATAAAAAATCACTGAAAAATGTGAACAAATTTCTTGACGTATCATTGTGGGATATAATTCATCAATTTTATCTTGCCAGCCTTTTAATTGATAAAAGAAAAGGTGTTAATAATATTCCAGAAAAAAACAAAAACTGGCATTGGTATAAAAAAACAGATTTGAGGCGACAAGCTGAAGATTTCACTTTTGATTTCACAGAAAGAAGAAAATATTTTCGTGGGTTTTTAAGAGTGAAAAATGAATTAGCAAAGGAAATATTGAATACGCTTGCTTACCTTAAAGGAATAAAAGTATTGCCTAAAGAAAGTATTGGTTATACAAGGTGTAGTCGGTGCGGAAAGAAAATCAGAATCAAAAAAAGATTATTCTGTAAAAAATGCAAAGAAGAAATAATAAATATGGTGGCTGGGGGACAGTTACCGATAGAATATTTAACTATAAAAAGATGGAGGTGATATTATGAAAATAGACACAATTTCAAAAACAAATGCCCCTATTAATTCTTTATCACCAAAAGGTTGCACATGGAAAGCTAAATTTTCAAATAACGTAGAAGTTCAGTTCTGGACACCTTTGAATCTTTCAAGAGCAAAGGCAAAAATAAGACTTCTTGATATAGCCAATTATGGAAGGAAATACCCTGTTTATTTTAAAGAGGATATTATTCAAGTCTGGAAAACAAAAGAATAATTAATTACAAATTTTTTAATATAGGAGAATTGAAAAATGAAGATAACAGAATATTTATTAAAAGAATTAAAAGGAAAAAATAATTATAGAAAAGAAAGGTTTCAGTCTTGAACAATTATATCATATAGCTGAAATGATGCCCCCAGATATTTGGCCTTTATTAAGTGAAATACTGGGGTTAGATTATCCTTTAGAGAAATATCATCCTGTACCAGATGATATATTTACGGTTACCAAAGTAGAAATTTTAGAAAATATTATAGACTGTGTTAATAGTTATGAAGATTGGGAAATAGATGAGTAAAACAAACGTGAAAAAAACCCTTGAGCATTTTGAAATTGATTTTGTTGAGGAATATGAACAGGTTTCAGACAAATGTTACGGTGTTCAATGTCCTTATTGTGATGATAAAAAATATCATTGCGGAGTGTTTAAAGATACAGGTTACTTTTCTTGTTTCAGATGCGGGGAAACGGGCAATCTTTTCAAACTGATTAATCAATTTCAAAGCATAGATTGGGAAACATTTAAATTTATTGCTTTTGAAGAAGAAGATAATGTTGAGGCAATAGATAGAATAAAAGAAATGTTCAATAATAAAACAGAAAATAAAGAAAAGAACATGGAAAAGATAGAAGTTGATTTACCTAAATTTACTGTTCCAATATCAGAAGCGTGCAGAAAACCAATATTATATAATGTAGAGCCACTGATTAATTTTATTCTAAAAAGAAAAATAAATCATAATAAATTATTAAATGAAAGTTGCTTGTGGTGTTATTACGGTGAGTTTGCTGGTAGATTAATCATTCCTATAAAAGAAAATAATAAATTGATAGGGTATCAAGCAAGAGACATAACAAATAGAAGCAAGAATAAGTATGTTTTTTCTGCTGGATTTAAAGCTTCTGAATACCTTTACAATCTGAAAAATCAGAAATTGATTTATCTAGTCGAGGGCATACTGGACTGTTGGCGTGTTGGTGATAACGCTGTCAGTTCTTTTAGTAGTCATTTGTCAAAAAAGCAAATAAATCTATTAGCAAATTCAAAAGTGCAAAAGATTGTTCTTATGTGGGATGGTGATGCTTATGATAAAGCATTAAAAATGGCAAAGGAAATTGCTCCTTTGTTCGAAAAGGTCGGCGTTGTTCAATTGCCTGTTGGAACTGACCCCGATTCGCTTGGGAAAAATAAATTAAAGAAATATTTAGAAAATATTAATTGGATTTAAGGAAAAAAACTATGAATATTGAAGAAGCCATCAAAAATAAGAAAGTGAAAAAGATAATTAATTATCTTTCTGTCAAGGCATATATAAAACTTTCTTCTAATGCAACTTCAGAAACAACATATAGTATAGATGATTTCAAGCAAGAAGGTTATATTTGTTTAATAAAGATATTACCTCAATATAAAAAAGAAAAAGCTGAATTCCACACATTCTTAAAGAACTGTGTGGAAAGACATTTCAAAGATATTATTAATAAGGAAAATAGATTGAATTATCCAATAACTGAAAATATTAATACACTTTTAGACTCATTAGAAAACCCAGTAAGACGGAAATCTGTTCAATTTATATCATACAATTCAAACTTTAATATATTTTTTATAGACAAATTATCATCAGAAGCAAGATTATTTTATAATACAGTTTTTAATCCACCAGAAGAATTAAAAAATATATTGATAAAGAAAAGTAAGAAAAGAAGTAGGTGTAAATTAAAAAGTGTTGTGGCAGAGCATTTAAATTTTTCAAGACACCAATTGAAAAAAATTAAAAAAGAAATAATAAATAAAGCAGTAGTAATGTAAAAATAAAGAAAGGGAAAATATTTATGCAAAAATCAATTAGAAAATCTATCTCGTTTACAAGGGAATTTTACAAAAATTTCTTGAAGTATATTAAAAAGAAAAATAAGGAAAAAGGGAAAGCTCCTTTGAGTTTTTCAAAGCGGGTTGAGGATACTTTAGCAAAACAAATGAAGTCGGAAGGGTTTTTTGATAAAGATAAGGAATAAAAATATAGTTATATGCTTCACAGATTGCTTGTATTAAACTTTTATTGAAAAGTAATGGTAATGTATGTTTATTTAAAGAAAACTTATTAGAAATGATATTTTGAAACTTTTAACATAGGAAATTATTAATTACGCAAAATAACAAAACAACAGCAATAATTGAAAAGAAGTCTTGAGTTAATTTTCAAGACTTCTTTGGCAAAGACAACTATCAATCAGAAAGATTTACCTTATCATAAAAGGATCAACGGCTTTATACAGTCCTTGTCTATCTCTTGCTTTTCTATACTTGATAAAAGCATTGCTTTTAATGGCGTCTTCTATTGTTTTTGTTTTTGATGTGCCTCCAGAAGCACCCAGAGTAATTATATCTGCGTTTATTGATGTTTTGGGGAAGACTACTATTTCTACATGGACTATTTTATTGCTGTTTCTTGCTTTCCAAAAAACAAGACAACCTTCTTTTGATTGGGATAATATTATTTCTTTCTCTTTAAAATAATTATATAATCCCTCCGCACTTAAATCAAATTTAGGTGTACGTGGCAATAGTCCCACACCTTTCAAGCCTTCAACAGCGAGTCCCGAATTATGTACTATAAAATTTTCCGCAATAAAAGTATTTAGTTCTGTTTCTAAATTATAAGTTGGTTCTTTTTGAACTTTTTTTATTTCTAAAACTCTTTCCACACCAAAAACACTATTTAAATTTAATAAATCTCTAAAGTTTTTTATATTTAATTTTCTTTCGCCATTTCTTTTTGATTCAGGGTACCAAGTAAAGACATACATATCCTTTGCATTTTTTACTTTTTTACCTTTTATAAGTATATCTTTGTTTCTTTTTTGTATGTACACATTTTCTGTTCTTCCTTTTAACATTCTTAATAATAATTGTAATTCATAAATTAAATTTTTATAACAAGAAGCAAAACGTATTCCTGAATAAGTAGCTTTTCCTTTCCTTTTTCTAATGAAACCATACCCATCTGAATCTATATATCCTTCTAAAAATAAATAAACTTGTCTTTTATTCATTTCCCAAACTATCTTTGGCAATTTTCTTTCAAAAGATTTTGTCTGAAAACCGTTTTTTATTAATTCATTAACAATTTTAACATCACTAAAATATATGCCGTGTGTTTTATGAAATATGATTTTATTATTTGTAATTTTTTCTATTTTACTTCTTGCTTTTTCTCTTAATTTATTGTTATAAAATGCCAAATATACATGTCTATTATCTGTAATATGCCCATCCCCTAACATCGCTCCTAAAAACCAGATAAACTCGTCTGAATAATTTATGCCTTTGCTTTTCCATTTGTATTTATTTAATATTATTAAAGAATCATCTCTTTTTAAATCACAAAATCTTTTCCAAACAAGTTTTGTGTTATTTCTAATTTCCCACCCTGGTTTTCCATTACCACGTTCAATTACAAGAAATGGATGATTATGGGATGCTTTAATTCTAGAACATCTTGTTCTTATTTCATAAATTTCTTGTTTTCCATTTTTAAATAAATTTAAAACATTACATTTTTTCAATTTTCCTTCTTTAAAATCAAATGACCAAACTTTTTCTTTTGGCTCTATTTCTTGTATTTTTTTATAACCTTTAGTTGTCAAGATTGGTGTATCCTTTGGAAAACAGCAGTCAAATCCTTTCATAGGATCATCGCCAGCCCACAAATAAGGAACGCCAATAAAGTGCTTAACATATTCCAAAAAAAGCTGTCTCAATTCTTCCATTATTTCTTCTTCACTCATCAGAAAATAGCCACATTATAACTTAATATTAGTTTCAATCGAGCTTGCCATTCCTTTTTAAATTCTCTTTCTTCTTTGCCCATGTCGTAAAATAAAGATATGCTTACGTTGTGGTGTGGAAATACAATAAAACCAGAACCGAACATAGGATATACTTTTTCACTTTCTTTATCAGTGTAAAATAAACTTGAGAAATGCACGCCTATAATTTCTTTCCACACAAACATAAAAGAACCGCCGGTACCAAGATAAGGCTTGGCTTCAAGAATAGTGTTAGGTTCTTCACTACCTTCTACGATGACAGCAAAAGGTAAATAACCAACTGAAAATTTCCAGTTCTTTCCCAAATCTACGTTTGCAGAATCTTGTGCTTTACATAAACCGACAGAAACAAAACTAATAAGAATAACTAATGATAAGATTGCTAATAAATTTTTCATAATTTTAAAGCTCCTTTCTTATATTCTAAATTCAACCTGTATTTTGTATTGCCAGAATAATTTATTATTTAATTTTCTCATTATCATTTTTGGAATCAACGAAAATCTTTTCGTTATTTTATATTCATAAAGAGCGTCTATTTCAATTATTTCTTTTTCAAATCCTTTTGCATACATTAATCTTATCCTATCTAATCTATAAGAAAGCATCGCTAATCCATCAGGATTTTTCCATTTCTCAAGACTAACCATTAAACCAAAATAAAAATTCCACAGATAAATTTTATATTTTCCAAAGCCAATAGGGATATTTTCCAAAGGCTGAAAGAAACTGAATCGCTGGTAATTTATAGATTTAGCACTCTTCATAAAATCTACGAATTCAAAACGTTTATTTCCAATGAAAATATCCCTCCCAGTATAATAGTGTCCATTTTCCCTTTCATACAAAAAAACAGCCCTATTATTTTCACCACGTAAACCACCTGTTATTTCATAATCAAAGGGGTTTGAAGGCTGATTAGCAGACCTGATACTAATAGACATTAATAAAATTAAAATGTATTCACTCATTATTATTTAATTTTTCTTTTGCTTTTCCATCTGTAGTTTTCTTATTATCCGCCTCTTCTTTCACTCTTTTCCCAAGTTGATACATAAATCCCCTGAATAAAGCGCCGAACGTGTTCATAAACTCTTGACACAATTTCTTTCTTCCTGGAATAATTTTCATTCTATCGTATAAATAGTCGGCAGCACTGCACCCCCATTTGTAAAGTTTTTCATTATCTATTATTCTATGCAATAAAAATATTATTGCAATAGCAACTCCGCCTGACTCCCAGAGGTGACTTAATATCCATTCCATATTTATTCCTCCTTTCTTAAATTTTTTAACATTCCTGACCTGCTTTTTGCTTTTTCATCTTCAGTTCTTTCAGTAGGTTTAAAATTGCCATACCAAATGCCTACATAATCATCTGATAATGAACAGTATATTGTTATATTTTTCAAAATAGTTTCATCTAATCTTGGTATATAAGATTCAGTTCCTTTTTTGAAAGCTGAAATAGGAATGACTGTATAATTCTTTATATAACCTATTTCTCTAATATTGTATTCAAACCCATTTCTTTTCAAAAATCTTGACGAATTAATTTCCACTATTACGTCATTCCAAATAAAATTATTTCTATTATATATTATTACCCAATCGTCCGTCTGTTTAACTTCAGCTTTTAAATATGTTATTTTAGGAATTTTATCTCTTGTTTTTTCTCCTGTATTGAACCATATAAATAAAACAATTAAAACAAAAGCGATTATATAAATAGAAAATTGAATTAAATGTTTTTTCATCCTAAAGGCCCTTGATATTTTTTATCTTGATATTCTTTCAAGTATTCTATCAAGTTTTTCTGAATCTTTTTCTTGTTGTTTTTGCATTATTTTTATTAGTGTTTTTAATTCAATCAAATTGTCTTCATTAATACCTACACGGTTTTCTAAAGCCACTACGTCATTTCTAATTGCAAATAAACTTGAATCAATCTGTGCTTCAACTTTTGGAGTGAAAAAAGAAAACCATAACACTGAAAGTAAAAACCCACCAATTATAATGCAATAAACAATGATTTTTAAATCTTCAGCTAACCTTTCCTTGAATTTTACAAGATTACCGTTTTTCATTTTCTTTTCCTTAATAAATAGTGAAGTGTCTCCACATAAACAGGTATAGATATAACTGCAATTCCTATTATTTTTCCAAAATCGTGAAAATTAAAATCATTCAGCCACACACCAAAAAATATACCTGAACATAAAAATAATAATACAGAAAACCATTGTAATAAATGCCATTCCCAGTTATTCGTTTTCCCTTTTATCGAATACTTGTTGTAAAAAGCGAAAACAAAACAAGCAAATATAAATATTATAGAGCAAATATAATTCATTTTCCTATTAAATTAAATAATTATCGGAATTTGCCCAGAGCATTCTTTATTGATTAATAACATAATCAAAACCAAAATAATCATAAGAACAATGTAAAAAGATTTTCTAAAATAAATGAAATTCATTATATATCCTTTATATAATAAAATGAAAAAAATTTTTATTCTCTTGAATATAAAACATCCGCTAATTTCATCAGTTTGTGTACGTTATTAGTCGTGTCCATTGTAACAAGCCAAAGTTCGTTATCAGGAACTTTCACACTATCAGCCAAATGTGCTATCATATTAGTCAAAGAATCCTGCAAAGTAGCCAAGGCAACGCCCCCACTCAAAGTAACATCACCAAAATCAACCCTAACTAATCTTGAACCGCCAGAAACGAGACTATCTGTATTATATGCAAAAAGTTCAAGAAAATTCCTCGCGTTTGCAATTACTTGTAAAGTATCACCTGCCCAGTCCGATTGATTGGTTTTATGTGGAAAATAGTTTGAAAGAAAACCTCTGTCCCCATAATACATAATTTTATTTGAATTCTTGATAGCATAGGTAACTGTATAAGGATTATTCCCTGTATCTATTTCTGTAATTATTACCATACCATTATTCAAAGTTGTATATACTAATGTATCGGGTACTTCAGCGAGTGTTCTTACGTTACTTGGATTCGAACGCGTTGTATCGTTAGCACTATCAATTACAACTATCGAAAAGGTTGTTAATGAATCTGGTTTCCAATTCCAATTTGTAACTGTATCCGTTATTGTTCTTTCAACACCTGTTCCTCCAGAAAAAACAGTATCCCCTATAATAACGTCGTTTTCATTACTAAAATAATACCCTTTTACACTATCCCAAACTGTAGAAAAGGTTATCTCTATTGAGCTGTCATTTTTGACTGGTCGAAACGATTCGCTAAAAAGTTTTCTTTCATCATTTAAGGTTACACCAAAATAGGGTCTGTCTCCTGTTTCTGTAACGTATTCTCCACTATAAACACCAAAGCCTCTAATATTACTATCAGTAGTATCTTCATTGATTATCGCTATCCAAAGAGTATCGCCTATATACCTGGACACCGTATCTTTTGGTATTATGGTATAAACTGTATCTCCTACAGCACTCCAATCGGATGTTAAAATAGTATCTAAAGGTGTTTTATTTGTTTGCCAATCCAACCCCAATATACCCACAAACCCTGAATCGTTACTAATCCAATTAACTGTATTATATATTTTATGTGAAGCTGAAGGAGAACCTGTTTCGGTTTCTCCATTTTTCGTTCCTTCCACAAAACCAGTAGCTGCCGGGTCAATTACATATACAAAACCCGTGTCATTTATCCAACTATCATTACTTATTACTGTTCTCAAAGTACCGTCAGTAGCTACACTATATTCGTTGCTTGGATAATCTGCCAAATTTACCCAAAGTAATGCTGAATATTTCCTCGTTGTCGATGCGCCAATAAACAATGTAGTAGATACTCCATAATTAAATTCAGTGTTCACATTTCCTCTGTTATAAAATAAATAAGTATCCAATAAATCTGTAGTAGTTAAAACAACTGAAATCGTAGGGTCTATTGTAATCGGATAATTATAATCATTTCTATTCCCTTCTATTTCAAATACCATGTATTGTTTTCTGTTTATTTCAATTAAATTCCAAGACAAAGGTATTCTTCTTTCTCCAAGAAAATAATTATTATCTTTACACCAAGCATAAGGTCTTTGTATTTTTATTATTGCTTCATTATCTTTAACAACAACTATCGTAGAGTCTTCAAGCATAACTATTTCAGAATCATTATCTATTAGACTTAATTTAACTAAAAATTTGTGTCTTGCAAATTTGTTTTTAATTATATATTCAGTTTTAATTCCTTCAGGAAAGGTCTGTAAGATATAATCAACATTTTTCCAGGCATTAATATATCTTCTTTTATTTTTAGTTTTAATGGGGTTTTTTTGAAACACGTTGGTATTCTGTTCTTGTAAAAGTAAAACAACACCTTTAGTTTCAATTTTAATGGGTTTTCTTGGATTATTATTACCTCGATAAATCATTTTATCAGAAATATATTCAGTTCTGAAATTACCTACTTTTCTATCCCTTAATTCATATTTTCTGAAATTATTTGAACCTTTTCTGATTTGTATATCTCTTTTCATTTGTCCGAAAGCATTTGAACATAAGAACAGAAATAAAATAGTTAAACATATCTTTTTCATAAATCCCTCTTTAAAATTAAATCTGTGTCGGTTCTCCAATGTTAATAACTAAAGTTGTTGCGTTTAAAGCCCATCCTACTTTTACAAGGAAATCACCTGAACCATAAGTCGGAGCTGTTTGTGAAATATTACCTGAACCTGAAAGAAAAACATCACCACCAATAGTGCTAAAACTCCAACCAGGATTTGATATATCACCTCTCATTTGCATAGTTCCCGTTGCATCTTCAGCAACCGCTTCTGTCATAATACCTATTACTCTTGCTTCTGATAAACTACCTATGTCCGCAGGTAATACTTTACCGTTTGTATGCATATAAACAGCATCATATTGTGAAACGCCACCAGCACCGCCAGTAACCACCATTCCTATCAAATCCTGACGTAAATTATTATAATCAGTTGCTAAAGCGGCATCGCCCGCTACAACATCACTTGATTCCATACTTTAAATTTCCTTCTACTTCAATATATTCATCCATAATAAATTTTATATCTTCATAAAATCTTTCCCAATAATCGTTATCTTTTTCTTTTTCGTTCATTTTAATACCATTATGGAAATTTAGGGGTTAAATCAACTTGAAATAAATCACCTTTTATATATATAAAAAGACTATCACCAACGGTAAAAAGAACATTTCCCGCACCAACTGAAACAGCTCCAAAACCAGCGGTATCAGTATTAATAGATTCAATATAATTTGTTATCTTACTTTTGTCAACTTTGATATTATCAATATAAGCCGTACCCCCAAGCATTTGCCCTGTTATCTTTGTGAAATCTAAATGCCTGCTCTTGGATTCCATATAAGCATCGTATATTTCAGTGGCGGAAAGGGCACGTTTGTATAAGTAGATTTCATCTATAATACCTTGATAATTACGACTAGCATATTGAGTATCAAATAAATTTGAACCTATACTTATATTAAAATTATTAGGTCCGAAATCAGCTATATAAGTAAGTGACTTGTCAAATATACCATTCAAATATACTTTGAATGCACTACCATCATATATTCCTACAACGTGCGTCCAGGTATTCAATTTCACGGCAGTGTTACTGGTAACTAATCTACCAGCACCAGCGCCAGACCAAACCTGTATTTTGCCTGAAGTTTCCTGAATAACCAAAGCATACCCATCAGTCCAACCATCCTTACTTATAATACACTTATCTGAACCCGCAAAAGAAGTGGGAAATATCCACGCTGAAATAGTTATTTGTCCAGTAATGTCCAAATCATCACAATCATTAACAATAATAGCACTTGCACCATCAAAACTGTATGCACCCCCAAACATAGAACTATCTGGATTATTTACATTTGTAGCCCCACTATCAATACCGTTGTGTGCGTTTCCGCCATAATCCCCCATATCATTATCTAAAGGATAATAAGCTACAAGAGAATCAGAACTTATATCTGACTTCAATGACATCACTGGTTCTCTACCTGTATCTATGTATGCTCTATCGAATATAACAGTATCAATCTTTGTACTGTCATCAAGCATAGATATACCAAACGCGTTCATTGAATCTACAAAAGCATCCAATTTTAGAAGTGTTTGTACGCTATCTGATAAAACATCTTTTATGCCGTCATTAGTCCACATTCGCAGAATCGTCTGTTCAGAATACGTTGAATCCCAACAAACCACTTGAATATAAGTCTGTCCAAATAAAGAAAAGGGTAATAATAAGATTAGTATTAAAAATAAAATTCTTTTCATTCCAATTACCTCGCTATGAATTCATCCGCAATGTCTATGACAAGTGTTGTTGGAGATTTAACCCAACCAACCCTAACCAAGTATTCCCCGCTCCCACTTGGAGGCGTTTCTGTTAATTCTCCATCTGTTGTGGCAAGATAAACCTCACCACCAATAGTTCCAAAATTCCAACTTGCATTTGTGATTTCACCATTTATCTGCACATCTCCAAGACTGCCTTCAGCTATGTCTTCCATAGCAATCCCTCTGATTCTTGCAGAAGTTCTTGACCCGGCATTTGCACACAACACTGTTCCACTATCAGTAACGTAAACAGCATCATATTGCGAAACGCCTCCGGTACCACCTGTCAGTTCTAATTTTATATAATCCACTGAAGTTATCCCTGTTAAATTATCTATGTCTATATAACCATCAACGGTTAATGAATATGAACTTGTTTTATTTTCTGAAATTGAAACGTGATTAAATAACACGCCTGAATCTGCTACCCCTGTCGCGCCGTCGCCAAACCAACCAAATTCATATAAAGTCCCCCCTGCTGGATTACCGTTTCCACTTGAAATATACAATCTTGCTCTTACCTGCGCTGAAGAATAGGATATGACAGCTACAGTAGTTCTGTATATTTCATTAGATAAAACTGTATCTGCGATTGAAGGAGAAACTGAAGTATCTCCTACTGCTCCATAAGTAATATCACAATCGTTACTACCACCAGCCAACCTGTTCGCTATTGATTTTCTACCCACAGTTGTAGTTACGTTTGAATAAGAACAAATATTAATCGGTTTGTTATATTCAATTAAATCATTTATTTTTAATTGTATTTCATTCAATAATTTTCTATTTACTAAAGAAGAGTTATTTTTAAATTCTTTGTAAACTTCATTTCTTTTTTTAATCAGAAAATTAATATCGTTTTCCAATACCAAATCTTTTTTTCTTTTGGAAAACAATACATTACCTTTTAAACCCAATTTATTTTTGTAATTAATTATTCTTTTCATTTATCATCCCCAATCAAAAAACCCCCAATCACCTTGTTGAGCATCGGGACCCCAAGTAGTAGTGCCTGATTCTATCAATCTAAATGTATGGTCTGTATCGTTTAATTCCATTTCCTCGCTATGAAACGTATATTTATCAATTAATTCATCACCTTTCTTTTCAGTCAATTTTGTATATCTAACAAGTTCAGCTATTACTTCTGAAGCCCATTTAGGTGCTTTTGCAAATTGTATTGTATAAAAAGCATACCCACCCCCAATCGTTTTCGTAGTTACAGAAGTAATCATATATGTATTATCAACCGAACTATCCCAATTTGGCGGGTCTAAAGTTAATAACTGTCCTGATTTATAACCTGTGTTATGTGTTTCAAAACTACCACTTATTCTTGGATAAGCATATTCATTTATTTCCGCAAGCCCTCTGTCTCTTGCTTCATCATTTGAACTGATGGAATTGTCTATTATTATGCCTTCATGTATTCCGTCGCCACCTTCTATACTTTTAGCATAAGCTTGAGCATCAGCATTTATTACTTGTGTTATGACCTTTATATTATATGAATACAAACAGAAAACACTATCAGGAACATCAGGAATAACCTCACCTCCTGCTGTATTACAATAGACAGTCTTTGCATTATAATCAAGCAAATAAGCATAACTAACATCACCATCATCTTTATCCTTTACTCCAACAGTTTTTTCTGTTCCTGTATCCCAATCTACACCTACTCTTATTTCTAAACTATGAGGAGAATAATTCAAAACCCATTCTTCAGTTGTTCCATCCCCAGCAAAAGATTCGGTAGTTGGAGAACTTAAATAATTTCCACCATGAACCATTACTTGATTTTTTACTTCCGAAAAATCCCAATTTATTTTTAGATTTCTAACTGCATCATTATTTTCATCTATTTTATAAGGAGCAATATTTGTTTCTCTTGGAAAGAAATGTACATCTTTTTCGTAATCAACATACCATTCATACCCAGCTATTTTTGCCAGTCTTCTTATGCATTCTGAAATAGAAACATAATTAAAAACTATTGTATCAATAGTAGGACCTGTATCTACATTAGTTGTTGTAAATCCCCATGTGTTATCTATATAATTATTAAAAATATGATTTATAATAGTATTACAACTTGAATTTGTATAAGCTTCAGCTACCAATCTATATTCCAAAATCCTTTGATAATCAACACAATTAACATAATATTTAAATTTACCAGGAGAAAATTGCACACCATCAACACTGTCTATTATCCCACCAAATAAAATTCTTGAAGTATTATCGTCATCCGTTTGTATTATTTCAACGACTTGTCCATTTTGAGGTCTATTAGTAGGGTCAACTAAAGTAAATGAACAGGTATTTACTTTATCTGTTACTACATCTTGGATTGAAATAGTACCTTTTTCAATCTTTTTTGTTACATCAATACTATTAATTGTGGTTTCAATAGATGGCATTATAATTAATTATATTTGTACCATTCTTCTTACATTTACAGCTATTCTTTTGTCAATTTCATTTACAAGTTCATCAATTCTTTCACTACTATCAATTGTATTTCCAGTTACATTTATATAAATATTATTAACATTTTTGCTACCAAAATCGCCACCCCTTATCTTGCTTGCTATTGCTGATGGGATTATCATTTCACCTCTGTGTATATTGGCTAACATATCTGCAGGAACATTGCTTATTCCTGACCGAGCCCCTATCGGAGAAGGAGAACCCATAGCTCTCCATTCGCTTATATTAGGGGCCATACCTATTCCTGTTTTTACTACAGGTACTCTGGGTATTCCACCAGGATACATTCTTCTTAAATTTCTTTCATAATCAGGGTCGCCTGGGAAAACAGGTTCACCGAATTCATCAAAAACATCTATACCAGACATAGGAACTGTTTTTCCTGTCCAAGGGATACCTGCTTCACGTAATTTTCTTATGTAATCTGCTTGTGCCGAACCTTGTATAGCTTGTTGTCTTTTTGCCAAATAAGCTTGATATCTATCCTGTTCTGTATAACCTATATCTGACAATACAGCTGCCCCCCAAGCTGTCCCTGCAGCAAGAATACCTGCAGCAGCTCCAACCCCTGCTCCTACACCAACCCCAACGCCAGCTCCCGCTCCTGCGCCAGCTCCCGCTCCAGCACCAGCTCCTATTCCCAAAGCAGATGTTATTTTACTTTTAACACCTGAAAATATACTACCTATCGTATTTCCTAAACCACTAAATATTTCAGAAATACTTTTGCTTCCTTTTAATGTATCTTCCAATATTTTATCTATAAATTTTCCTTTATAATTTTTTGCTATTGCATTCCAGTTTCCATCTAAAGCATCTTTCAAATCTTCATTCACTTTTGTAATATCTTGTCCTAAAGCAACCCATAAATTGCTGAATGAGGTGGGTTCTTCACCCATCAAAATTCCTTTCAACAATTTCTTTTGATTTTCTAAAGATTCTTTATGTGCTTTTTCTGTCTTCTTTATTGACCTTTCATTAATAGATTTTTCGTATTTTTCCCAAGCTGTCAACATACTATCGGTTGTTTTTTTTGTTTCCTTTTTTACTACAATATTTGATTCCTCTACTTCTTCTTCCTGATTTTCCAAGCTACTAATCAAATCTTGTAATTGTTTTTCTTCTTCCGATTTTTTCGTTAAAGTAACTTCTTTTGCCATTCTAATTTTTTTATCAGTATGTTCTCGAATCTTTGCTTCAACTTTTTCAGTAAATGTTTTTGTTTTATCCAATTCAAATTGTCTATTGGCTTCTGCCCGTTCTCTCATTCTTGCTTCTATTTCTTTTATATCTGCTTCAACATCTGCTCCAAAAAACCCTTTAGTTTGCAAGTATGTTTTGTAAATAGCGTCTACTGTATTTTTGAAAGCCCCAATTAATTGAGTAAATCCCCCACTTAAATCGTCCATTAATACTTGAATGGCAGCAATAACCCAAGAAGCTTTTTCCTGTATACCTCCCCAATCCCTTTTCCAAGCTGTATATAATAAGCCAACTGCCGTTACTATTGCCATAATGGCAAGAACTACTGGATTTCCAAGAAAAGAAAGATTTAATAACTTGACAGCTGCTGTTATTAATTTTATAGAAGTAACTATTTGTGGAAGCATAAGTAAGACTGGACCCATAGCTAACATAAAAGCTCCTATACCTCCAGTCAATAATGTTAAAACAGTCGTTAAAGTTTCATGTTTTGAAAGTAAATTAGCAATATAACCTATCCATTCTGCAAAACTATCAATAACTTTTCCTATAATAGGTATTAAATTATTTCCAATAACAACCAATAATTCTTCAATTTGATTCTTCAAAGTTGCCCATTTCAAAGTAAAACTTTCGTTCATCTTTGTAAAAGCTAAATCAGTTGCTCCGACTGTTTTTTCCATTGCTTTCATGGTAATATTATATTTTTCATTCATCGCCCCACTTAAAGATAAGGCTGCTGTCAAAGCTCTAACATTTGGAAACAATTGTGCCATTATTTCTACATTACCGCCAGTGGCCTCTTTCATTTCATTCATAGCACCAATCAAACCTTTTTCCTGCAACGTTGTAGCGCTTAATTCCAACCCAAAACGTGCGGCAGTCTTTGCTGCATCATCAGTAGGTTTAATAAATCCTGTCATTAAACCTTTTAATGCTGTCATTGTTGTAGCAGTATCAATACCACCTGCTGTCATAGCTGCCGTTGCTGCTGCCAAGTCTTCAAAAGAAACGCCTGCATTTGTAGCAATAGGTATAGCGTTACCCATTGTAGCAGCCATTTCTGCAACAGTTGTTTTACCTAAATTCTGCGTTGTAATCAATGTATCCATTACATGATTAACATCAGTCTGTGCATCACCATAAGCATTCATTATTGTAGATAAAAGATTAACTGAAGTAGCTGTATCTGTAAAACCCGCTGTAGCCAATTTGGCAGCCCCTTCAACAAAAACTAATGCTTCAGATGTGTCAACCCCAGCAGATAAGGCTTGATACATTGCTTCTGTAAGTGTATTCAAATCTTGTGGAACAGTTCTTCCGATTTCACGTAATCCTTTAGCAAAGACTTCCATATTAACTTTAGCAGTGTCAACAAGTGTGGAAACTTTATTCATTCCTTCTTCAAATTTAGCTGCTTTTATAGTAGCACCTGTCAGACCTGCTGTGATAGCTGCTCCTGCTACCGTGAAAGCTTTTCCTACCACCCTGATACTTGCTTGATGCTTTTTAATAGACCTATCTAATTCATTTAAATATCCTTTAGCATCTGAAACCATTCTGTTTACTGCTGCTGCACTGGATTTTAAATTAATCAATATGTCGCCAAGATTAACACTCATTTATTTTTCCTTGTAAAATCAGCTTTTCTTTTCAAGTTTCTTAAATTCCTTATTTCTAAAATATTTGGTTTTGCATTTGGGTCAAGGTAATAATCAATATCATTCGGATTTATACCTGCTTTTCGCATCTTTTCCATCATTCTAAAATCTGTTCTCTTTCCACTTTCCAAGCTTTCTTCTCCTTTTTTGACACTTTTAGCTTCTTCTTTTATTCCTATAAATGCACACAAGGAATCAATTTCAAAAGCTCTTACATCATCCTTTACTTCTAATATAACACTCGGCCTCGTTCCGTATCGCCTACCCACCATATCTAAAGCTAAAAGATGATTTTTATTTCGTGCGAAAGGGGGACATTTCTTGCCCCCGCCCCATAGTTAACTCCCAAATAGCAATCAAGTCAGGAAAATCAAAAAAGGAAGGGGGTACATATTCATCTTCCGTCAAGCCTTCTTTCAAAGCATCTTCATCAAACATAACTCTTGGTTGTATAATTGCTATTGTGGCAAATCTATAAAACAAACTCATCATAGACTTAAAATCAGAATCAGAAAAATTCTTCATTTTCGTAAAATCACCGCTTAAATCATCAACACTTTCCATCTTTGAAATAAGACTATACGTGAATATGTCCTTTTCTATTAAATCAAAAAGTTTTGGCGGTCGAACCAAAACTTTTATCTTGGAATTAGGTAATTCAAATATAAAATCCTTTTTTGCTTCCCTCATTTGTGAAGGGGTAACTACTTCATTTTCATTCTCTTCTACTATTTTCTTTTTAGTTTTTTTAACAACGTTTTCGTCCATCTTTTTGGCTCCTTAAATTTTAGTATTTAATTATTATGTAGCTACGTCTGTGTCGCCAAAACAGAATAACTGATAACCAGCACTTTTTGAACTATCCCTATAGCCATGAAAAACAGCAGCAATAGTTTTTACGCTTTCCTTATTATAACCTATTTCAAAAGTTTCTTGACATAAAGCTTTGAATATAGTTATTTTCTGATTATCATCCGTTTCCCAAGATGGCTCTAAAACAAGTTCAGCTAAATCACTCGTCGATATTGTGTCGCCACCAAAATCTAACCGTTCATCATCCCCACTTGTGGTTAATGTTCCTTGCGTGAAAACATAAGATAAATTAGTGGGTCCTGTTTCTGCAAGAGGAACGGTAGCGGTGCAAGCTTCACCCGTCAAGAAAGTTGTTTCTTTCATAGTGTACTGGTCGGCTGTAAAATCTACAAAAGTTGGAGTATATGTAAAAGTTACTCCTCCTGCTGACCTGCCTAAATCGTTACCATCATACGTAATGGAACAAGGCCCCAAATGTACATCAGTTAAAGCCATTTTTTATCTCCTTTACCCTACATAGTTAGCGTCTTCCCTTACTTTTACGTGAAAAGAAAGGTATTGTATTGGTAGTTCAATATCTGGGTCTTTCTGCAAATACGGACCCGATATTAGGGCAGAAGCAAAAACATAAGCTTCACCCATTTCCAGATTGTTTTTCCTGTGGAGCAAATCTCTTATCATCCAAGCCATAACTTTTGATATTTGCGAATCATAAGACCTGCAAAAGATTTCTACTCTTGCATTATCTATTTCAAGATACGTCTCAATCCCAACATTGCCTTGCCTTCTTATTTTAACAGCATTCACTCCCCTTGCCAAATTCGGAGACCACCTATGCAAACAAAAAGTAGGTTTGGTTGTTAAATTGCTTTCACTCCAGGGTGTTGTCCAATTATCTTCTAAATAAGTTTTTAATTGTTCTTCTAAATAATTATTTAATGTAGTCATTATTTATTTTCAACTGATTCAAATACATCTTTCTTTAATGCATTGGCTACTAAACTAATAACATCTTTCGATTTTTCTTCAAGAGCAGGCCATAAAAAAGGTTGTGCATCCATCTTACTTGTTCCTAGTTCAACATAAGGAGCATAATAAGCGTTAACACCCACAATTGTCAAGAAATTTGAAACTTTCTCTACAAAATGATTCCTTTGTAAATTACCTGTTTTTACTGGAACAATTTCCTGTGATTTTGTTTTAACTATGTTCCCGCTCTCATAAAGAGCATCACCTAAAACTTCTGCTGTTTCTTTATCAATCCAATCCAATTTTCTCTTTATTGCTTCAAGACCTTCAATTGTCAAATCTAAATATTTTTCGGTAACCATAATTAATCCAGCTTTCTGTAAGCAACTGCTATTGTTAATGAATCTATATCTTCTCCGGCACCCGTTTCTGTAAAACTTAATTTCAAAGTTTCACCGCTTGCCATATCGGCATTTTCAGCATGTAAATCACCCATATCTTCAAATATCCCTGCCGTCAACGCAAGCCCTGCTGCATAGGGTCCACTTATATATCTTTCAACAATTTTTGATGTGCCATTTTTAATAGAAACTAATACATAATTTGAATCGGAATCAGCAGCATACGTTTCTGTCGAACCAATGTAAACTTTATCTATTACAATTCTTCCAGCAGTTATCATTAGACAAAAAACGTGGTCAGCATCATCGGATTTAGTATAATCCCCCAAGTTAAAAACATCTACAAAATATCTGTCCCTTGCTCTTGGTTGTGTCATTATCCCTTCAAGGTCAACACCAAATACTTCCGTTCCACCTTCCTTGAATGAAATATGGTCCCTAACTGTCTGGTCGCTTATTATAGTGCCGTCTGTTTTTGCCGGTTCGGCGAATTCAATAACTGGGTCGGACTGTGCATCTGTATTAGAATCTGTGCTTGTAGCTACTATATTATATTCTATTCTTACTGTGAATCCTGAAAGAGCCATGCCATTTCCAGATTTAGCAAACTTAATATAAACAGTTTCATTAGGTAATATTGTGGAATAATCTGTATCAATAGTCCCACTTGCACGCCAAGTGTTAAGAGTAAAACCAGCAGAAGCCGTTGTAATAGCTGCCGCTACTGTTCTTTCCGTAGCACCTGCTCCGGCCTTTTTGCAAATGGAAATAGACTGATAATCAGTGGTATCCAACGCTACGGATGTGTCTGTAGCAAAATCTGCTGTCTTTATTGTTACAGGAACAGGCGCTCTGAAAATAGGAAATAAATTCCCATCTTCATTTGCCGCTATATCTCCAAGACAAACGTGGATTGTTCTTGTTTTCCATCCTGAATTTGAAACGATTTCTCCGTGTTTATTTATTCTACAAACTTCTGTACCGCTCTTTGTCATTCTTATAAAATCGCGACCTTTATTATCATCTATTTCGATAACAGGTCCCGTTGATTCTTTTAAATCATCAAATAATAGGCACTGATCCCCGGCTGCCATACTTAACCTCCTATATTATTTAAATTTATTTTCAAAACTGTTTTTTCCTCATTCTATAGTTAAATTGCTTTTTTAATTAAAATTCTTTTTCATTCTTTTAGTATTGTCTTTCCTTCTTTCTATTAAAACCCAATTTATTTTAATATCAGGCTTCACAAGTAAACACAAGATGCAATGTGAATCCCTCAAGAGCCATTCCGCTACTTGCTTTTGTAAATGTACAGTAAACTTTCTCATCAGCAGCCAAAACCTTATGCGTCCCATCTAAAGAACCGCAATCATTAGCTACCCCACCAGTAAGACCTGCTGCTGTAGTCGGAGGCGAGCTGAATATGGCGTTATCATCTTTATCATATAAATTAATTGTTTGATAATTAACGGCATCTGCTCCAACATCATCAGCTACACTATAATAAACTTTATATAAAGTAACCGCTTCTAATTTTTGAAAAATAGGTATTTTCAAAGAATCTGAATCAGCGGCCACGTCTCCTACACAAACATTTTGATAATGATATTGCTGATTATTTGTCTGGTCAGGTAATCCATTACAATCTATACTGAAAGTTTCCGTGCTATCTTTTTTACAAACTAAAAAGTCATTGTCAGATTGGTCAAGAATTATAATAGCACCTTTACCCTCTGGGTTTTTAATTTTTAATGCTGGCATTTCTATTACTCCTATTTTATATTATTTCAATGTCTTTCCTTATTTTCTTTTTTGATTTATTCTTTTTCAGCTTTTCTATTCTAACTTTCTTTTCAAGTTCGATATTCGGTTTAAGCCAGGGATAATATTTTTTCAAATTTTCAATTTCTTTTTCTGAAATTTTATCATCTACTATATCTTTTATCATTTTTATTCTTCCACCCATAATTAATTACTCCTTATATAGTCAACGCTTCTTCTAAAGATTCCCTAACATCCACATGATAACTTAAAGTTTTTCCAAACTGATTTTTACTTCTCTTTAAATAAATTATTTGATATGTTTTTCCATCATAAACAATCCTGTCTTCTGAATCAATAGAAGCTTTATTTTCTATTATAAAAGAACCATCCATCAATTCATCTTTACCTGTAATTCCCACTGTCAATCTTTCTCTTTTTGAAAGAAAAAAACACCTTGCTTCCTGTGAAGTTTTATAACTAACATTTCCATAATCATCATAAGTAACCCCTGAACGTATATAACAAACTTCACGTAGTATTTTATCTATTGGTATTCGCATTATATTATCATTTCCGTAGGTTCAGTCTTTGCATACCAACCCAATTGTTGATATAATTCAGGAGGCAAACCATTTTTAAAATCTGCTGCTGAATATTCATAATCACCATCACTAATATTTTCCTTTTTGAATGCTCTATCCAATCTACTCAAACCATATTTGTAAGCAACCATTTCACAACATATCTGTTTTAACGGTTCTGGTATCGTTTCGTACCCGCCAGTATAAGAAACTGTTATATTCATTACTCTATTAGTTACATTTAAAATAGCACTTGTTGATAAATCCAAAATTCCTTCATCATAAAGCACATCAAAATCAGATAAAGGATTACTGGGCAAATACAACGTTATAGTTGTTTCTTTAGCATTCAAACCAGAAACTTTAAATAAATAAGAACAAGGATAATCAGCATAATCATTATCCATCAGTTCAGCTGTCCAACCCAAATCACTGTCCAAAGCATTTATGGCATCGACCATTTCTGTTATAGTATCGTCATCTTCAAAAGTCAAATCTTCATCGCTACCATTTGAATCCCCACCAAATATTTTCAAATTTATCTTGGCAGTTGTTACTTCAATAGGACAGAAAGCCGTATCTGTCAAAGTATTTTTTATTGTCATCACTCCTGTCCTACCTGTGCTTACCTTTACATCAGAAACTATTGGATAATTATTTAACATTATTAATCCACTATCAGTTACACTGTGTCTTTCGTTTATAAATGAACGGCTTTTCAGTTTCCTTCTACATTCATTTTCAATTCCTATAGAAGCATTGTTTATAAGCATTTCTAAAAGAAAATTATCATAACAATATAAAATCAATTTATTCGTTTCACCTAAACAACTTGTAGCTTCTTTTATAATTAAATCGGTTGAAGAAACATTTGACCTTCCTTCAAGATTAACGACCCAACCCTTATCCCAAGTGTCATTTATATAATCAACAAGTTCTGTCAAAGTATCATAATCATCAGCAGTCAAATCTATTGTCTTATCTCCATTATTAGCTCCTGAAGAAGTTACACTTAATATCATTGCTTCATCTTTGACTTGGACAGTAGCTGCTGTCGTTACCCCATCAGAATTAGAATTGTAAATTGAAATCCCAGAAGTTTGAACGTTCTCCCTTTCTTGCAAATAATTTTTACATTCTTCTAATGAGATTAATGCGTATTCTGAAAGACTCATTTTAATCCATTTTTAGTTATAAGAATAATTTTATTTTTTAAATTTTCAAAATAATATTAAACTTACCATTAATCACCATTTTATCTTATCATAAAAATTAATCATTTCTTTCTATCCACCCAATAAGAGAAGCCGTTACATCCGACGCTGCTGTTGTTTCAACAGCAAGATATACATCCGTTCTTTCACTTATTACTATGGGAAAGATAAACTCATTTCCTGATGTTGTATATTGTATTTTCTTTACCCATATAGAACGGTCAGTTTTATTATAAGGAATAATGTGTATGCCAAAACTTGCTATTACTGCCTGTGCAATTGAACATTCAAAATAAGCTAAATATAAAGTATAATTGTCTGGAACGGTATAAAATGCGTGATATGTCTGCCCATCATAAGCGTTAATCATACCAACGGTTGTATCTGCACCAAGATTTGTTATACGCAAATTGCCTTTTAATGTATCAGCTCCAGAAGAATCTACCCAAGCCCTGTTCAATCTCAAAAATTCCTTTGCACTCTTCACTCTATTTGTACCATCCAAATCAAGTGTATCCCTTATTACATTATAATCAGCATCCAACCCTTCAAAAATTACTGTTCTTCCTCCAGTACCACCTTTATCGTCAGCCGCATTATTGGAACAAACCATCAAAGATTCAGCAGCCGCCAAAGGATTATAAGTACCTGAACTATCCCAGATAACTTGATGTGCTGCCCCGGTTGAATTGCAAACCCCTATAATATTAACCGCTTCTGCTCTTTTAATTATACCTTTGGCTATATTAAGATAATACGTTTGGGCAGATACTCTCAAATCACCATCCTCAAATTCTACTCTACTGTTCCACTGGGCGAATAACGTAGTGGGAAAGAATATAAATAAAATTAAATAGTATAATAATTTTTTCATTTTTTTATCTCACATTGACTTCCAATGTATAGGGGATAGTTCTCCCCTTATTTACGTTTAATGAATCTGTATTTCTTACTAAAAACAACATATGCTCTGCCGCTTCAGGATTAATTTTAAAATGATTATATAAATTATAATGCTTAACACTATCTTCAAGATTAATAGCAACTGCTCCAGAAGAATCTGGATGTGGAACTAACAAAGTATCCCAAAAAGCATACCCCCATTGTAAATTTATTCTGGGTAATTTTCCTTCAGTGTAAGCGTTTCCCGATGTATCATATTTAAATTTTACTTCAACTACCCCAGTAAAAGATTGATTAGCTAAATTGATTCTTAAAGTATCAATATCGAGTTTATTCGTTCCACCGGCATCGACGCTATCAGGAGCAAGTAAAGTGCCTTGCATTGAAAATTTCACCATTCTTTGTGAATAAATATCTGAAAACCAAAGGACAAAAAATGATATTAATATAAATATAAATAATTTTTTCATTGGACACCTAAAAAGATTTTCCCTGCGGACTATAAAAGCCCGCAAGGAATAATTAATTATTCTTCTTCATTCAACTTAACTTTTTCTTTCTTCTTTTTCAACTTTACCTTCACTGCCAAACCTTCTGATAATATAGAAGGCACGTCTTCAGCTCTTGCATTAAAAACGCTACCTGGTTCTAACAGCATACTTTTACCGTTAACATTATACCTCAAAAATCTACCTGGCAACATCTTCATTCTAAAAACATTTTTAATAGCCATTGGACTCCTCCATAAGTTTAATTAATTATTTTTCAGCCACTATTCTATACCAGTCTTCAAGTAAATACTGCCCGGCTGTAGTCCCTTCTCCCTTTTTTAATTCTCGGAAAGGCGTTAATTTTCCACCGATTGGTAAATTAGAAGTACCTGCAATACTGTCTATCAATACACCATTAGCATACCACCAAACGGCGCAATCGGTACCTTCACCGTCAAAATGAAATCCTAATGTATTCCAGCCAAGATTCCCAGAAGCAGGTAATAAAATTAACGAATCAGTCAATTCAGTTGTCGCATCTTCAACTACCCCCCTCCAAACTGAATCACCATCTACTATTCTAAAATAAATACCATCTTCTGTGCCAGCAATAACAGTACTATCAGCTACAGCTAAACCAAAAGCAGCCTCTAATTGATAAGCTGTATGTGTCCCCAAAGCAACTCTCCATTCACACCAAATTTCTTTTGTGCTGTCCATAACAATAGATGTGTTGTTTATATGAGAATTGTTAAGACCATCATCTTGGCTTGTTGTAAGTATTTTTAAAACCCCACCAGCACTATCTGGTAGCGTATATCCATTTTTACCTGTATCGGAAGAACAATACCATCCAGCTATTGATGAATCCCCGGGTCCTGCGGATATATCAGCACAAATCCAATCTTCAAATAACTCAAATACTTCTGATGCATTATGCCAACCTATATTAGTTTTAATTTTATTATTCCACATACCTGTATTAGGACTTTCAATAACATTGGTACCATCAAAGTATAATTCATAATCATCGTCAGTTCCTAAAAGTATTCCATAATTATCAGCAAAGTTATAATTGGCAGACGCATCAGCTATAACTGTTCCTGATTGTATGTCAACAGTAGCGCCGGAATTTAATTGTATTTCACCACCATCTTTAACCACCATTCTATCACCGCCCGTGTCAAAATAAATCTTTGTTATGTAATCAGATTGAGCAAATACAATTCCAACTACAATCAAAGAAGCGGAAAGCAAAGTGGTTATTAATTTCCAATTCTTTTTCATTATTTAATACCTCCTAAAATTTTATAGTATATAATGAAGAAGGCGGGGCAGGAGCCCAAACCCCGCCATCTCCCTTCAACGTCCTTCTTCAGGACGAGTCTATTATTCACTTGCATCACTTGAATAATCACTCGTTGCTGGTGAATAAATTGGGTCTTTCCCTATTAATATAACACACACATAAGAATCATTGCTTGAACCTGTTTCAGTTACATCAACCCTAACGTATCTTTTTATATCGTCAAGTTCAACTTTCGTTAGTCCTGACTCATCAAGTAATGTAGCTGTTACCGTTGTGTGTGTTGCAAAAGTGCTATCGTCTTCACTATCCAAGATAGTGCAAGAATCAAACGTATCGCTTCCAAGAGTGAACGAAATTATAGCATATGCATCTCTGCACCCATACATATCAACAGACGTGCCTGTAGATAGACCATTTAATAAATTGGCTCTTATTCCTTCCTTCACCAACATACTAGCGCCAAAATCTCTGGTTACTGCTCTCATAATTTTTTACTCCTATATTTTTGTTTCATTATTTTTCCTGTTTCAACAATTGTTGAAACAAATATTATTACGATGCCGCTACTCCTTTAATAATATAGAAATTCTTTGGTTCTCTGGGAGCGCCATCAGAACGCATAACCGCTCTGAAGTAAGTTTCGTTTCGTAAGAAACTATCACCAGCAACATCAGAAGCACTGATTTCAATTAATTCAGTTTTTTTCTGAAGAATAGCAAAATCACTCCATTTTCCAAGAATTATATAAGAAAGACTTGTTCCAGTACCAGCCGTTAGATTTGTTACAATTTGGGTAGTAAAACCAACTTTATATCCCAAAATATCATCAGGTTCTTTCTTTGTCAAATCTCTTGCTAACTGCTGTCCCAGATGATAAATATATGAACCTTCTCCATTCTTCAATTGTCGCAAACTATTCTTTGTTCTCGGATGCATTATCCAACCATCACAAGTAGCATCATTAGCTTGTATAGCGTATTCAGCGTCCATCAGGTCATCAAAAGTAGGCACAGCCCCATTACCCGAACCAAGCGTAGTGCTTGATACAAGAGGGTTGTTGTAAATACCCAAAGGTTGTGTTCCACCTGTACCTTTTATGAACGCTAAATCTTCAGCAAGCGCAAGAACTTTTGCCAAATCGTCTTTTATAATCGTGTCCACCGCCGGTCCCGCATCCGCCAATAAATCATTTTTGACTTTTGTAACTCCCACACAATCTTTTAATACTAAATTGAGCATGGCAAATGCCTGGTCGGAAGCGGTAAAATCAGTTGTTCTTGCATCCTGTACCCAATAAGCGGTTGCTCCCCCCGTTGTTCTCGGTATTGACATAGTGTTTCCATTCACTTCATAAACGGTAGCACCCATATCTCTTATGATAGCTTTCGCCCGAAGCAATTCAATGACTTCTGTTGAAACTTCTGGAGGAATAAGAAACCCACCTTTAACACCAAGACCACCACGCATTGTTTTTATCACTTCTTCTTTATCCGAATTTATTCTTATAAAAGCTTGCTTTTCATAATCAGCATCTTCCCAGTTACCAGTAGTCGAACCACGCAAATACTTTGCTATTGAAAGGTACTGCTTTCCACCGGTGACAGGGGTTTCAATCCTATCGTTTTCTGTTGATCTTTCCCGTGCTTTCGTCAAAGGCTCAAGACTTTTCTTGATTTGCTCCTTGACAATTTTTTGCATTTCATCAAGGTCAATAGTTACTTTTTTCGTTTCTTTCTTTTTATCAGCCATTATACACACCCCACTAAATTTTATATGTTAATAACTTATTTTTCTAACACTTCTTTAATCCCGTCTTCCACGAGATTACCGATATTTTTAGCTAATTCTTCACCTGTCAATTCAGTTATCTCATTTTCATCGGGATTTTCCTCTTCACTTTCAACACCAGCTTCTTTCAGTTCTTCTTTGACTATATCATCAGCCATCTTTTTTAGGTTTTCCCTAATGCTTTCCTCTGAATCTTCTGAAGCTTCTTCTTCATCGTCATTAGCCTCTTTGGTTTCCCCCGCACCCTCGGCGGATTTCTCCGCTTCTGTGTTTTTGCTTTCTTCTTCTTTTTCTTCTTGTTCTTTTAATAGTTCAGCAATAACATCAGTAGCTTTGGACAATCCTTCACTCAATTGTTTTAACATATCAAGGGTCTTTTTTGAAAACCGAGCGCCAACTTTTTCAATGCCTTCAGCTTCATCTTTTTCTTTGTCATCTTCACTTTCAATTTCCTTTTCTGAAAGAACGGTATCCGCAAGTTTGTTTATATAAATACCAATAGCATTTTGCAATTCTTTTGGCATATCGTTAGTGAACTGATTTATCAAATCTGCCGCCTCTTCTGCTTTGTTCAATTCTTCAAAAACACCACTAACTTTTTCCAAATCTTCTTTCGACAAATCCCTCTGCGAAAGATTTCTGAACATATCGTTGATTTTACTCACTTTTAAATCCTCCATCTTATTTTCTTTTTTATTTCTTTTTATCAAATAGAATTTTTTTCTATTAGCAGGATTATCGACAAAAGAAACTTCATCAACTTCTACATCCTCAAGTTTTCTTGGCTTCTTTCTGTTTTTTTCAAACATTTACGCCTCCTCAAAATAAAAAAAGGCAATGCCAAACTCCTTAATTGACATTGCCTAAAAATAAACTTAAAAAAAGTCTTATACAGACAATTCTCTAAATTTGTAAACAAAAATTATTCATTTGTTTACAAAAAACATACAAACAAACCCTCAAATTTGAAAACAAAAATAACAAATTTGTTTTAAAAAAACAAGTTTTATTTTAAAAATAGTTATTCCTGCCGAATTTTCGCACGTCCACCTATAGAGAAACCATTAATCTCCCCATCCTTAATTTTTTTCCATAATTCTTTTGCCAATATTTTAACTGCCATTACCCAACTTCCTTTTTTCACTTTCTCCCCACCAACATTATAATCAACAGGAGCAATAAAACTTTCAATAACCTTTGCAACTGTTTTTTCTTTATGCATTATCTTAAAATTTTGACTATATAACATATAATCGTAGGCAGCTTTTCTCACTTCATCGGAATCCATTTCATCGCCTTGAGCATCAACTTCATTCGGAGAATAAACAACACCAGTTACAATCTGTTCATCTTTATTAGTTTTTATAAAATCAACTTCTATATCTATATCATAATCTTCTCCAAACTCCATCTTTTCCAATTTATGTAATTCGGGTGGTTCTAGATCCAACTCTTTGTAGTGCCTTTTCAAATGTTCATAAACAGCTTTTCTATCTGCATCAGGAATTTTTGTACCTCCTCTTGCTCCAAGCAAAGCCCCCATAGCCGCTATAACACCTCTGCGAACTGTTTTAATCTCCCCATCAATTACTTTATGATGAGGCAACTTATAAGAAGCTCTTATTTCAGGGTTTTCTGAATCAAACCAGGCATGAACAGATTTATACTTTTCCCAATCTGGATTTTCTTCATCACCCAATATTTTATTTCCGTCCGCTGAAGAAAAACTCCACGCGACATCATCAGCTAAAGGAAATTTCTTATACGGAACGGCACGTTTTTCTATTTCTTCACCTTCTTCTTTTCTCATTTTCTGTCCCGGTCCCGGTCTTTCAACTCTACGCATTTCACCCCCGCATTCTGGACAATCTATCGACCTACAATGCTTATCCGTTTTTAATTTATACCCACAATCCAAACATTCACATTCATATTCAACTTTTTTAACAGCTGGTTCAAACAATATTGGTTCATAATCATGGTCTTTACACCACTTCTTTGCTTCTGCTACAGTAAAATCACTGCTATCAAATCTTATTGCTTGCAATTCACTCTTGCCTTCTTTGATTCCATATATAGCATGTATGCCTGTACCAAATGCATTATTCTTTCTGGCAAACCTTGTATATTTACCCGGAGATGTTAATCTCGCTGAATGCTCGTTTGGATAAGGTTTCAATATATCAGTTTCATAAGATTCAATAGCTTCTTTCAGATTTGTTATTTCAGCTTTCAATAGTCTGTTGTCCATTATCAACTTATCATTATCAATTTGCTTTTTAATTTTTTCATCCAGCTTCCTATCGAGATTTTTATGTAATAATTTCAGTTCCCTTCTTTCCATTTCATTTTTAAGCATTCTAAATTTATCGAAAAAATTATCAATATAAATCTGCTCAAATATGTTTCTCAAAATATGCAACTTCTCACTGGAAAGTTTTTTCAAAACATCGGCATTTACTTCTTCAACTTTCGGCACAGATTTATTTGTATTTCTTTCAAAGCCCCTTTTATTCGATTTTACAAATTGTTTTCCCATTTGAAGTTTCTCCTAATTTATTTTATAATTAATTATGTTTTCTTTTTTCCTTTAGGCGGTGCTTGAAATTTAGGCTTGCCTGTAGGTTTTGTCAATGTATCCTTATCATAAACAGGTGTCCAATAGCACATACAATTGTGGACTAAAAATCCTTTTGCCACATAGCTTTCATCTTCTTCAACTGAAAGATTATACAAATCAATTTCTTCTTCTATTTTATATCTTTTTATTGCTTTTATTTCATAAACTTTGAATCCATTATTAAAAGATAAACAAGATAACTCGCCCTTTAACTCTGCCTTATCAGCTTCTTGCCATTTACCGTTCAGCATTATTTTATGATTAGCAGAAAGAGTCAATTCGTAATTAAATTTTTTATCTATAAATAAACTAACCATACTGGTATTTACATTTTTATATTTGTGTAATTGTATTACTTTTCTAAATCTACTTTTATGCGTATAAACTAAATCATTTACTTTTACATCTTCTATCTTCTTCCAACCTTTAATTGTATAAACAATAACTCCTGATTGGAAGCAATGAGGGTGTAAAGGTATTACCCCCCTTGCACTTTCCAAAGTATATTCCTGCATATTTAAAGCTTGGCAAATAGGGCAGGGTCGAACAGAATTTCTTAATTGAACTCTTTTAACTTTATTTGCTTTGTAACTTTGCAAAGTCCCTTCAGCATAAGCTCTTGCTGTTTCCGTTCTTGCTATCATTTCAGTTCTATATCTATGCAACTTATTTGTATATCTATCTATCATTTGTTCATATTTTTTTCCGCTGATTCCTTCACTTATTAATTTATTTCCATAATTATCAACGGCTTTCCACTGTCTCGAATGCAACCCTACTCTCCCTTTGATTTCCCTGCCGAGTTGCGCGATGTCTTTTCCTTCTTTAATTCCTCTTGAGATATAAGTCCGCAAAGTTGATTTAGTATCATCAAGAATTTCCGTAACCAAATTAGCACAGCTTTTTTCAGCAAATTTAACCGCAGGGGTGTTCACAACTTCAAAACTCATTTTCAAATTACCAAATTGTATCATCTTATTTCCAGACCTTTGCATAAATCTTATTTCAGCTGGTAAAATTTCTTGCATACCCATTATTTTAATACATTCCCACCCCGCCAATTCAGCTACAATTTTTCCAGCACTTGCTTTTTCTAATTCTATAAATTTCTTATACGATTTTTTCTTGATTAATCTATTCAATCCATAAATTAAGGTTTCCCTCATTTCATTATACCAACCTGCAACTACTCTTTCAAATTCATCTACATCGGATTGTATCAGTCTTCTTAAAGTTTTTGCTTCTCTTTCAGCAATGCCTGATTTTTCAATAAACATCTGAACAGAATCATTAATGTTTAATTTGACATTTTCTATTTGTTCAACAATCGCTTCCATGTTACTCCGTTTCCAGAATAGCAAATTTTTTGTAACTTCTCAAATGCCTTTCCAATCTATTTACTAATTCTAAAACTCTTTTTGGCAATTCTTCTTTTGGTATATAATCTAATTCATCAGCCAAACCCCTTGCAAAGAAAGTATATCCGTTTTCCACAAAGAATTTAGAATGAAGCTGATTATATTTTTTTAGCCAGTTGAATAAAGATTTAATGTCTATTATTTTGTCAGCTACTTTTTGTTTTTTCCCGTCTATATTTTTTAATGTGAAAAGCATAATTAATTATTTTTTTTCTTTTGGTTTTATCTTTCTATCCGACTCTTTTATCTTATAAGGATTATATTTCAGTGAAGCCGTTTCATCGTTTATTGTAAACACAACTTTATCTTTTTTTTTCTTTTTCATAACGCAACCCTCTTATAATCTAAATCTAAAGTTGAACTTATTGTTTGTATTATTCTATGACTATGCTCTTGGAAAGTTAATGTTCCAGCATCTTCAGGTGATAAACCTTTTTCATCAATTAATCTCCAAAAATCCTTTTCAAATTTAGAATGAAGTGCCTTATTAGTATCATTATAAATAGTCTCTAAACGATATGGTGTAGGCCAATATTTTTTTGGTTTCAATATGTATTCATATTTATCAGATATAACTCTTATTTCTTTTGCATTTATTTTATTTGCAAATATTATATCATCCATAGAAAAACTACAAGGATTAGGATGATTATGTATAAAAGTAGTTCCTTGTGCTTTCATTATGTCTGATTCAGTAAATTCAACCTTATTAACTGTTCCTCTTGTTTCAAGCACAGTATTTCCAGCATCATCAATTGCTATACTATGTTCTAAACCATCTTCATGGTATTTTTTCATCAAATCTTTTTCTGCGTTATTTATAGCTTCTTTTCTTCCAGGTTCTTTAATGGTTTTTTCATTAACAACTTTCCCTTTCTTCTTGCTTTCATCTATTATCTTTTTCGCTTTCGGAGAAATCACTCCACTCAAAGTAGTTCCTGGTACAGTGCAAGGATTAAATTTTCCTTTTATAATTTGAACCGTGTCGGAACAAATAATATTAACATCTTCTATTATCTCTTTCAAATCCATCATTCCGCAATATTTATCTCCTCAATTTTATTTCCAAGTTTATTCAAAACTTTCTCTATTTTCTCCTGAAAATTCTCAATCGCTTCTATCATAATTTCATCTCGTTTTTTCAAGGTTTCCTGCTCGCCTAAATATCTGCCTGGTTCTTTTATTTCTTTCCCTTCACCAGGTTCTCCTGGTTCTTTGCCTGGGACAACATTCCCACTTACACTGCCTACAGGAATCAAAGTCGATTTGACGAAGTGCGTATCTCCACCTACATATTTTTCACCTATTTCCTGCTCTTCTATTACTTGATTAGGTGTCTTTGCACCAATCTCAACAGCTATTCTACTTCTGTTCATTTTTTCAGTCTTATCATCGCCAAGTATATCAGACAAATCAAATCGCAAATATAGCGTTTCACCTTCCTTTGCAAACTCGGGTAATAGAAAAGCATTAATGGCACTTTCTATTTTATGTAGTTTCGGTTTCATGGTATGCTTATAAAATGCTTTTACTTGCATTCGATAATTATCAAACGTCATATTTTTTGTAATACCCAATATAGCGTTGTTAGTACCAAGAACCGCAAGTTGTTCTTCTCTATTCCATTCTCTTTGCAATCTGAATTCCATATCTTTTGGGTCCGTGCCTATTGCCTGAAATTTTAAATTAAAAGGTAATACAACCGTTCCATGTGCTTTTGAATATCCCAAAGCCCACTCGTCCCACCTCAATTTTACTCTTTTCGCTGATTCTTCACCCATTCCTCTATCAGTGTATAATACACCTCTCGGTGTAGCGTAATTTTTGAAAAAGTTTTGATTATAATTAATAGCATACTCTTCACTTTTAATCGTTTCTACCAAAGGTTTTATCGAACCCATACCATACCAATCATTGAGAGGGTCAAAGTATTTTATGTGAACTATATCATCAACATCAAATTCTATTTCTTTTCCGCCTTGTTTTATTCTAAAAACATAACCTTTAACCTTTTTATTCTCTCCATCAGAAATTACTTTCATTCTATCAGGTCTTATTACGTGTAATTCTGCTGTTCTGTTTCCAAGTTTATTTGGTACTTTCTCCCAGTAAGCATTTCCGTTTAATTCAGTATAAAGCAAAGTTGATTCAAATAAATCAAACCTACTCATTGTA